CGAGCGTATAAGTTTCACTTTGATAGATTTTTTTAACGTAAATAGGTAGTGAAAACCCAGACCAGTTATAACCAGTAAGGCCTTGCGCTTTAATCGTAAAAATACCATCGTTGACAGAAATATCAGCTTTTGGATTGTTGTTTCCAATAAGTGTATGCTTATCCATCGTCATGGAATTGACAATCAAGTTGTTATCGTCTGTTACATACTTGCCAACTTCCGTCTGGAATACTTGGTTAGTCAGAACCATACGAGAAATGTTTCTCGACACGTCGTTTTCAACACCGCCAAAAATACGCTCATATAATTGAGCTGTTTCTTTCACGGTTTGGAAGTCTGTTTGATTGACTTTACCAGCTATCTGACTAGATAGGCTTGTGAACCGGCCATCCACTCCTTGTTTATAATCAGCTAGTTTGGTTTCATTTTCTCTTTTGAGTGTTTCAAAACGTCGGTTAATGCCTTCAACATTTTCTGTAAAGGTGCTTTTAGCGACGTAGTCTCTTGATATTGTTTCACGAATAGCGCTTGTTTGCTTGGCCGTTTCTTCTTGAGCGTATCTTTTCAACGCTTCTTGTCGCTGACCATCTTGCCCAACATAGCTCTCAACTGCTGACATTTTAGTAGATAATCCATCGGCTGTTATCTTGAATTCTGTTTTAGCTAGAGTGATTTCACTTTTAGCTCCAGAAATCAAATTGTTCGTATCAGTTTTAAGCTTGGCAAATGTTTCAGTCAGACCAGCCACATCTTGTCTGACCTCTGATTTCATCGCAAAACCATTCATCTGTCCAGTCATGCGACTAAGAGTCTCAGCGGTCGTTCTTCGATATTCTGAAGATTGATTGACCTCGCTTGTAACTGTTCGCTTCAGAGCGTCCAAATCGCCTGACAGAGCCGTTTGAGCGCTCGTAGCTTGTTTCTTGAATTCTTCAAGCTTGGCAATAGAATCTAGACCAATCTGCTTTGTTTCCTGAGCAAGAAGACTGCTTGCGCCAGCTTTTTTCAAGGCTTCTTCTGCTTTAGCTTTTGCTTCATCAAATCCTGATGGACTGAAATCCTGGAATCGTCTGTTGATTTCGTCTGAAAGTTTTTGTTTGTCTTCTTCGGATTTCGCTCTAGTAGCATTCAACCCATCCTCGAACTCGTTTTTTAGTTCTTCAGTTTTGCGATTAAAAGCAAGATCAGCATTCTTAATTTCTCTTGCCAACTGTCGTTCAAAATTACTTTGAAATTGCTGAGTTTCACCCTTCACAGCATCACTAACTACATTACCGATTGCACTTGCTAGTCCAGATTTAAATTCACCAAAACCAATAGACTTCAATTTTTTAGCCATTGGGGAGTAGGTGTATTTAGTGATTTTCTTCCTTACATCCAAATCGAATGTTTCGTGGTAGATACCTACCACATCGAACATCTGGACAGGAACATCACTCTGACCTACAACATCAATCTCAATGCTATCTTCCATGAGGTCGCATAGACTAGTTAAGAAATACTGCCTGCCATACTCTCTAAGACTTGCTTCATCCTTGACATCTTGGTCGTTGACTTCTACAACATCCTCATAAATCTGATTGTATTTCTCAATAAACCGGCTATCGACAACTACTTTATAATGCTTATCATCAGCATTCTCTCCCTTGCCTTTAACAGTCGTCGTAAACGTAATACGTGTTTTTAAAGACTTAGTAGATGTCTTGTGCTGATAACTGGATAGGTTTTTCTTATACATAAAAAGCGATTCATTTTCTGAACCGCCATTTTTTAATAACCGTACCTGATAACCATGTCTGACTAAATCACCACCCCATTGACCAAGAATAGAGTGTTTATCCTTGGTCAAGGCTTCCATAGCGTTCGTTGTATCAGTATTGAAGGTATGTCTATTATCAATATCTGAAAAGAACGAGAATGGATTATCACGAGTGATACTTCCAGCGAATTGACTTAAAGCAGTTGAACCAGTCGCTCTATCAAGATTGATTGGATTGACAATATAGTGATTTAACAAAGTCATGACTTGATTGGCATAAACTTGAATATAGCCATGTTGCTTTTCAACTTCAAAAATAACAAAATCTTGCTCACCGTGTAGATCATCGGCAGTCAAGAATGTTTCTTCCCTCAATCGTTGCCACAAAATGTTGTTAGTAGGGAATTTAAATGTTAATTGATAGGTACTATTCGCTTCTTGTGTGATATTATCATCGTATGCTGCATTAAGAGGGATATTCCCTTCTGTTAAATAAATCATACTAGATACCTCCAATTAGGACGAATAGTCACCTTACGTACATTTCCTGTAAATGTCACACCGTTACGACCAACAGGGATTTCAAAGAACCCACCACGCTTTCTAAGAGTGTTCTGCACTTCCCCACTGGCATTAAAGATGTTTTGTTTTCCTTGCCTACAGTCAATCGTAGCTTTACCGATAATTGATAAATACATAGTTTTTGTGCCAATAGTCAGTGATACATCTCCATTGCCTTCAATCTCGATGATAGGTTCTGAATAGACCGTACCGATATTCTCAATCGTTCCAGCGCTTGTTAATACGACTGGTTCGACATTCTTCGGATATCTGAATGGTTGCATTTCTAACTTAATTTCTAACTTCCAAGCATGATTTCCCAAAGGTTCAAAACTAGCAGTTATGAAATTAGCATAGACCAACGAACCAAGCTGATAGCTAAATTCTAAAATATTATCATTCGATTGAAATTTATCAAGAATATTTGAAATTTCAACCATTTTTTTAACGTGCAAAATGAAGGTTCTTTCGTAGCTAGCGAAAGAACCTTCTAATACACGATAACTTCCATTAACTCCGAACAGTTCGGTTTTTTTACCTTTAGGGCTTGCAGCTTCAACCTTTCCAAAATCTGTCACAACACAACCAGGAAGGGTTGATGTATTAAAACCATTGATGATCATATAATCCATTAAATTCCCTCCCTTGCATATATTGCACCGTGTTGTTCATACGTTTTCATCGAAATAATGTCATTGTCTAGGTAAATATCTGACGATTTTTCAAGGATAGCAGTAAGGATTCTCTCCATACTTGCTCTCAGAATCGCTATCTCAGACACGGTTTTGCTATCATGTGCTTCAAATTGAGCTGATGGCATAGCCAACTGTGCCTCAAAATTTTTGGTGACAGAGGCAGTTGAGTTTAGATCCAGGTTATCCCCTGAAAACACATCAGAGATTTCTCCAGCCATTCCACCAACTGTTTCTTTTACACCCTTAAACCGTTCTTGGAGTCCTTTGTCTAAACCGTGCATGATTGCATTACCTGCAGGAATTAATAGCTTACAGTCATATTCAATAGGACCTTTATGATCTCGAATCCAATTTGCAATTCCACCAACAAAATTAGTAACTCCTTCCCAGGCAGATTTTAAACCACCTAAGAAACCGTTAAGAATTGCTTTACCAGCTTCCCAAAGATTGATATTTTTAATGCCATTAAAAATATTGGTTACATTTGACACTAGACTGCTTACAGCTTGCTTCATGGTATTCCACGCAGTCTGAGCACCGCTAACAAGCCCATTGATCAAACCAAGTACAAGTGATTTTAATCCAGCCCACGCTGCGCTAGCTGTTGATTTGATATTTTCCCAGAGACTGGATAAGAAACTTACAAAGTTATTCCATAAGTTTTGAGCACCTTGAATCAATCCAGTAATTAGATTCGATACTGTAGATTTTATCCATTCCCAGGCCATTGATGCAGCTGTTTTGATAAATTCCCAAATTGTACTAAGAACATTAGAAAAGTTCTCAAAAACACCGGTAGCATATCCAACGATAACATCCACAACTCCAGAGAAGTATGTCTTAATGCCCTCCCAAATCATAGAGATTCCATTTTTGATTCCTTCCCAAATCAGAGAAAGATCTACTCCTAATTGATCGAAATTCCCTGTCACAAGGTCGATGATGATCAGAATAGCGCCCAAGAAAATGGATTTGATGAACTCCCAAGCACCTTGAAAAATCATCTTAATCCCTTCCCAAATTTGAGTAAGACCATCTGATATATTGTTCCAAATATTCATAAAACCATCTATGAACGGTTGGACAATAGCCATCACTACCGTTGTGATTGCTGTCCATGCCACAGATGCAGCCTCTTGAATACTTACCCACAAGTCAGAAAAGAAAGTTACAACAGCAGTCCACATCGCTTTCAAAGATTCGATATAAGCAGTCCAAGCTGTAACGACTCCTTCCCATAAGATGATAGCACCTTCAGAGATACCAGACCAAAGACCAACAAAGAAATCAGCTATCCCCTGCCAAGCCTGCTTAATCCAGTCTACAAAAGATGACCAAATTTGCTGTCCAGTTTCTGTTTGTGTGAAAAACCATACAAGACCAGCAGTCAATGCAGCGACTGCCGTTACGATTAAGCCAATCGGGTTAGCAGATAGAACTGTATTAAAGATACCAAACGCTCCACTTGCTCCCATAGTTGCAGCTGCATTAGCAGCTTCAGCAGCAGTTAAAGCTCCTGTTCTAACGAATTGAGCTAACATTAAACCATTTGTGATTGCTAGAGTTGCATTCCTGATTGTTTCAATTCCTTTTATTACCGCTAAGACAGCTTTGTAACCAGCCCAAGCACTTGTAATCCCAACAACAGCCGATTTTAAGGCATCTAATGCAAGAGGCGAATCTTTTAACCAAGATATAAATTTACTAAGACTTTCAGAGGCGCCTCTGATAAAACCTGAGATACTTTCAAAGGCGACGCCTAGCAAATTCACTCCCTGCTCTCCGTCTTTGATACCTAACAGATCTCCAACGAAATCAACAACAATGCTTGCAACATTACCAGCAACAACCCCGATATTCTCAAAAGTTACTCGGATATTGTCTGCGATGTTGACAATTTGATTAGCAGCACCCTCGCTAAATCCAAGCATGGTCAGGATATCAATGTTATCTTGCTTGCTCAATGATCCAAAGATCATATCAAAGAAGGTTTGAAAGATACCTGTCACTCTCGACAGTTGACTATAGACTGCACTTCCAAAGGCATCCCCAAAAAGCTGAGAAGCAATCTGGCTAATCCCTTCGGTCAAAACTAAACCCAATCCAGAGAAAATATTTCCAACCATTGGTAAAAAGTTATCGAAGAGAAAGGTAGAGGTTGTTTTTGCTAAAGCTTGTAAAGATGGCAGAATATTTTCTCCCAAAGCTAACTTTCCAAGTACATTCTGCGCAGATGCTTTCATTGATTCAAACGAGCCACTAAAAGTAGATGCCGCCTCTTTGGCAGTCGTACCAGTGATGTCGAGATTTTCTTGAATAGCATGGATTGCATTATAAACATCTGAAAGGTTGTTAATGTCGTACTTAACACCCGTCAGTTTTTCTGCATCAGCCAAGAGCCGTTGCATTTCTTGTTTTGTACCACCATACAGTACATATTCGCCATAATTCGCTAAATTATGACCGTCTTTTTCAAGACTGCTCTATGTCGCCATAGAGATTAGACTATCTCTTATACTTTTTTAAGTATCCTAGCGCTTCGGCTCGCTTGAGCCTACTCTACTCCATTAAAAAAACACCCTTTCGGATGCTTTTTCTGTTTCGATAGTCGTTACACTTTCAAGACTTTAGAACGTTTCCCGTCCTTGTAAGAAAATTTATATCCTCTCGTCCTTCCACGTCTTCCAATAGTTCCTTTTTCTAACATCAAAGAAATATTAGAAATAGCACAATCAAAATATTTTGCAGTTTCAGAAATACTATCAAATTCCATTGTGTCTATAACATTTAGCCACGCTAAATGTCCGCCACCTCTTTTATTTCTTTCTTCTGCATATCTTGTTACTATGATTGGTTCACTTCTTACACCAATCGTTTCAAAACGTGAATTATTTTCTGAATAAGTTGCCCACCGTAAATTATTAATAGAATTATTTTTTCGGTTTCCGTCGATATGATCCACCGTCAATTTATTTTCCGGATTCGGTATAAATGTTTCTGCAACCAATCTATGAATTGGAACTTTTTCAGATTTATTATTTTTGTATAGGTCAACTATTAAATAGCCATTTTGTTTGTTCGTGAATGGTTGTTTTATGTGTCCAGTTTGGTCATTTCTGACTTCTCCAGCTTCATTTATTGAATAGTTGCTATTTCTTTTTATTTTCTTCCACATTGTATTTTTACCTCGTATTTGATAATTTCACTTTATCATACATTCAAGGAAAAATCAACTAAAATCTTGCTTAGCACGGTATTGCCTAAGCTACTCTTAGGGTTTCACCGTTTTCACTAGGTTTATACTCGGCTATGGTTTTTCTACCGAGCTTCAAGTTGTCAAGCATGGTGTAGTTTTGCTTCGCAAACCCTTGATAAGCCATCTGAATGCTTTCCATCGATGTCCCCATCTTGTTAGCATTATCTGACATATCAATCATGGCCATGTTTGCTGTTTCAGCAGCTTTGTTTGTATCACCGCCCAAAGACTGCAAGAGACTAGCTGAGAAGCCTGTCACATTTTCCATATAGGCATTAGCTGATAAACCTGTAGTCTTGTAGGCTTCATTAGCATACCCCTTAACCTTATCAGCAGAACCTTTGAAAAGAGTTTCAATACCTCCGAGCGATTGCTGAAGCGCTGCACCTTCACTGATTGCTGCCGACAATGCCTTACCAATCCCTGCCGCTGCAATAACTTTCGTCATAACACCAACAAGACTAGAACCCAATGACTGTCCAGCACTTTGTCCAGCTGCACTCGCTTCAGGATTGAGGATTGATTGGATTTTACCAGTAATCCCTCTAGCTGATGGTATCAATTGTACATAAGCCTGTGCTATTTCTGTAGCCACTAATCCTCACCTCCTATCTTTTCTAAAATTTTCTGACGATATTCTTCAAAGTCCTCACCAGAATCAAAGATCATCTCCTTGCTTTCTTTAGCTTTAGTTTTTCCTGTTAGTTCCTCTGCAACCATTAATGGTTTGTTGATTCCTTTCTGACCGTCCGTTGTTTTAAACCAAACAAGAGCAGAAAGCCTATCAAGCACGCCTGCAAGCAAAAAGGTTTCAAAAGGAACTTTGCTATTGGTCATTGCTAGTTTGATCCGTGAATCATCTCTCAGACCAAAAGCAAAAACAGCTACCTGGTCAGCAGGTAACTGTCTGTAATCAAAAACCCCATATGTTTCAGCTAAATCACAAATAAGAGCATCTTCATCTGTTTGAATCATTCTAGCAAGGAGCGCTATTTTTTTAACTGGTTCTGACTTGTGAAAATCTCACTAATTTCTGAACCCATTTTATCCAAAGGAACAATGCCATCAGCAGTCCGTACATGGTTTTTCAAATCTTCTGATTTGTTACCAAGCATAAGTTTGACAACTTTTGGTAAAACTGCCGGATTTGTATCTACTTCAGCGATTGCTTCAAGCAACTCATAGTTTTCCAAGCGCTCTTTTGTGATTTCAAAAGCAAATCCGGTCGAAGTCACCCCACGGATTGTTTTAATCTGTGGCGCAGCTTCTTTATTTTTCTTTTTGCGATTTTGTTTTGACATAGTTAAGCTCCTTTGATGTATTCATAGTGTGTGTCATCAGTAGCGTTAGGGAAGGCAGTGACTGTCGTACCATATCCGAGAACACTTCCATCGTTATAAGTGATTTCATCGATGGCAGTTACTTTTCCTGAAGGGATAACAATACGTTTAAGTACACCACCTTTTAGAACTGTTTCGATTACAAGGCAATGATGTGGCAATTCTTTTGAATTTGCCTTAATGGTAATTCCTGATGATAAGTCTCCAGATACATTATCTGATCCATAAACTTCCTTCAAAACTTCCACATTCAATGCTTCAATCAGCATATATTTGAATGTGTCTGTCTTTTCCTTTTGAACTGAACTTACAACGACACCACCCCATGCCTTAATATTTTCTGACTCAGGGGAGTTGCTATTAGTCATACCATCTTCTGAAATATAACCTAGTGCTTTAAACGCATCATCTAATTTTGTAGTTGCATCAGTTGGCAGTGTTGTTCCAAGTGGTGCAGAATAAACCGCACCTCCGATTTTAGGTTTTGCAGTCGTTACATTTGCTTCTGTAGCCATTTAATTTCTCCTTTTTAAAAATAATTAATATCAAATACGGCTTGATATCGATATTGTTTTGTTTCAGTGTCCGTAAAATTGTAATCACTGTTCAGGTGGACACCACAGATTGAATCTAACTCAATCAATCCTTTCACAGCACTTTTCACTTTCACATTAAGCTCTGCAGCCTTCTGCATAGTTGGGCCATAACTTTGAAAAGCAAAGGTTGCACTACCAGAATGATCTCGCTCCTTCCCACCTGTCTTTTGAATAATGACAAAGCTATCGGGAGCTTCAGCTTCATGCTCAAAAAATGACGGTACATCTAAATGACCGTCAAGATATTTCTTGATAATAATTTCAATCATCTAATGCACCGCCTTCAACAAAGTGTTATTTTTCAAATTATCCCTCTTCGCTTTTTGCGTAGCTGGATAAATCATAGCATTGGCCCTTGTCTTACCAACGTGGCTATCTTGTTCATAGCCAGGACCACATCTTTTTTTAATGACCGTTGCTTCTTTGTTCAAGATGTCCTGAATCTCTTTTGATTTCAAAAGAGCTCCTACACCCGCACCGATAAGCTTGACTTGAGTTTTACTCATACGCTTCAACCATCACTTTCTTGTTCCAGTCCAAAGGCATCATGGCTTCAATGCCTTCCAAAGGAATACCAATCGTGCGCCATTTGCGCCCAAAGAAACGGACTTCACGGTCTTTCCACTCGTTCTGATCGCCTTTTGGGATACCCAGTGTATAAGCAGCCTTTTTACCAGTCAAATTGAGCTGATTCGTGATATCTTCTGTTGAAGCTGGAACAACCAGGACATTCTCTACTTGAATTTCTTTATTCTCATAGATAGGATGACCAAAGTCATCCCTACCAGTCTTGGTTTTCCCAGTCAAAGTTACAGTAATTCCTTTAATCCGTCCCATAGATATCAATCACCCCATATCTTTGCTTTTTAAGACCCAAACGTTTCAACTCAGAGTCCTTGATAAAGAGACCTCCACCAGGAACAAGATAAGAACCACTCACTGAGTAGCCCAAGGCACTTTCAGCAAATTGAGTCATCGGCTCCTGCTCGGTTGAGGTCATCAAGGTGCGAGCTACCACATCAACCGTGACGGACTTGACCACCATAGCAAAAGATGGATCAGTAGCCACCAACCCATCTAAATCCTTGCCAACTTTTTTAGCTTCAACACGAAGAGAATGAGAAACAACCTCCAACAGTGCTTCGGCTCGTTCTTTCTCATCGAATTTTAACGTCCGCCACAATTTTTTAAGATCGTCTACTGTTGCAAAGTTTTCCATTTCTACCTCCAGCCAAGCGACTACTGAGCTTCAGAGTCAGCTTGTTCATTAAGCGAAATCAATTCAGATTTTGTGGCGCGGTTATCATAAGTAATACCTTTTTCATCAAGGATTTCTTTCAATGCTGCGTTAGTCAATGAATCCAAGGGCTTGTATTCTTCAATCGAAACCCAATCACCTCCACTAATTGCATTTTCAGTAACGATAGTGGTCCCTGTTTTTACATTAATGTATTCCATATACTACCCCGCTTTCACAACACGAGCAAAGCTGTTTTTGTCCAAAATTCCCCATCCGAGATAGATTTCTGCACGAAGATAAACTTGGTTATAACCTTTCAAGTCTTTTCCAGAATTGTCTGGATCACCATATCGAATGACTTCGAGTGGGATCTGCTTAGCATATCCCCATTTAACCATGTTAGCAAAGTCACCAATAATAGCAACATCCTTATTGGTTCCAACATTAAGACCAACTGTAGTATTCACATCTACAGGTAGACCATTAATGGCCCCTGGATTTGCTCCCCATGCCAATTCAGGGTATAGGCGTTCATTAGCTGAGTTCTTCATGCTAGCTAGTGCACTTGCAAATGTTGTATCAATAGCCATACCGCTAACGATATTATCAGCTCCTTGAATCATTTTAACTGCATCTTCGACATTAGTATCTGGATCGGTAGTTGTAAAGTTCACTGTCTGAGTGACCGCTTTATCAAAGCAGTTATCCCCAATAACAGTAGATTCTTGTTTAGTACGTGGATTTACGCCATGGAAGGACATGATATCAATACCACGAGCTACTTTATTAGCAAACCCTTCATTGAATGACTTCAAAATATCGATTTTAGCTTCTTCTGAAGCATAAATAAATTCATCAGATACACGAGCGCCATACTCGATTTTAATTGGCACAATAGTGACTGGTTCTAGAGTTGCACCGCCATGAGTTTTCTTCCCATTTTCTGCCACGATATCTACATCAGAATCCAATGAGAATGTAAATTCTTTCAATCCATTGAAAGGAATCGCTTGTTGATTAGACAATTTAGCTAGTGAACTGTGCCCCTTAACTTTGTTGATAAGGTCTGTTACAAGCATTGGGTCAAATAATGTACCTTTTGATAGTTGATCTGTCATATGATTTCTCCTTTATTCTTCAATTTCTAAACCTTGAATTAGGTTTTTATACAATGTATTTTCTGTTTTTTCTAAAACAGGTTCTGTTGATCTAACAGGCGCTACTTTAGTTGCTGGTTTGATAAATCCAGCCAAGCGCTCTGCATCAGCTTTGAAGCTTTCTTCATCATTTCCCTGCAAACGATCTGCAAGGTCGTAAGGCAAACCATGTTGCAAAGCCACTCGAGTTCGCAGACTAGCTGTCTCATAACCAGCGATTTGATTCTGTAAAACTTCAAGTTGCTTGTCTGCATCGGCCTTACTTTGATTAGTAGCTTCGATGGTTGACTTCAAGCCACCATTTTCTTTTTCCAACTCTTCAACACGAGATTTGAGCTGGTCATAGTCGACATATTTCTCTTTCTCTCGAGATAAGCGAGCCTTAATAGCAGCATCAAATTCTTCTTGTGTAGTGATTGGTTTAAATTCTGACATTCTCATGTCTCCTTTCTCCTGCTTCCCCGGCAGTTCGGTAATTTTTTTGGCATCAAAAAAAGCAGCCACCTGACCGCTTATTTTAATAACTAATTTTTTGCTTTTTCTTAGGCTTAGTCGTAGCACAAGCCCAGTGCGCAAGCAAAGCACTATCCATCAAAGAAATATCCATATCGTCAAAGTGCGATCGATAACCAAAGCCACCGTTTGAGCCAATATTCCGCTTATCGCAGTTTGTAGCTACTTTTGATAAAGATGGTTGGCCAGCGTGACAGATGGTCTTCTGGTAAATTCCCTGTTCCCAAAGAGCGTTGGCCACGATGATTTCTTTCACCGTCGGAAGAATCACATTCTTGATTCTATAGTCCTTCAACTCTTCGTCCAGGATCTTCTGACCACTTGCACCATCTATGACAATCTGAGCTACATCAGCTTGTCTCAGAAAAGCAACCATCCACTCATTACCATTACGAACAGACTGACAATCAACAGTTTCAACAAAGAAACGACCATCCTTAGTCCGTGCAGCAATACTCATCGCTACATTTGTTCCATCTTGGCCGTACTTAATTCCAACAGATAGCTTGCCAGATAATTCTGGAACATCATCCACCTTGAGCTCATTCCACTCAGTTTCAGAGATAGCAGATTTCTGATTGTATGTTGGCCAGAATCCCAAACGTTGGATATTATGGTCCAGCTTATCCTCACCAAGCTCTGCTTCAATCTTACGCTCATTTAAGTGGTAGCCCATGGATGGATTCGAATTGTACCAGGCCTCCACATCGTCGATTTCCTTTTCATCGGAAACCGACCACTCAGCCCAGCCAGAATACTTCCCTTTTCCAAAGAGACAAGTCTCACGGTATTTCGTAAAGACCGTACCACTCGATACAGGAGTTGGAGGTGTCCCACACATGATTGTGATAGGATTCTCACTATCCGTAACCGTGTATTTCAAAGCAGATTCCTGTTCAGTCGTGTACTCTTGAGCCTCGTCAATGATCAGCATATCAAATCCTTCACCAAGACCACCATTTGATGTTCTGGTACGGAATTGGACAACACCACCTGTCGAGTAAAGTTCAATCCGCTCTTGTCCCTTGGCTCGAATGGAATTAAAATCCTCACCATCTACATACCCCATCTTTTCAAGGTATCGCTTGACCTTTTCAAAAGAGGCATGAGAGGTAGAAATTCGGTGAGCCGTATGTAGGATATTCAATCCTTCATGTAGCCCCCAAATTTCACCGATATATAGGAGTTCAGATTTACCATTACGACGAGGGATAGAGTAGCCAAACTTCTGATGTACCCATAGTCCGTTTTTATCTACTGCCATTAAAGGTAATAGCAGATTTTTCTGCCAAGCATAACAAGAAAGACCTGTCCGTTCGTAAAGTTCAATCGCTTCTTTAGCTTTTGAATTTTTCTTGACGTATTTTAAAATCACCGATTGAGTAGGATTCTGATTGCCAAGTTTCTTCTTCCTCGCCATTCTAATTTCCTTTCAATCGTCATCGCATGATAACCCTATCGCTGGGAGATACGGATCACCTCCTAAACTAAAGCACAATAAAAGCACCCTTTCGAGTGCTAATATTAGGCTACTTCTGCTAATAGTTTTTCCATGAAATAGACTTGACCTTTTCCAGTAATTTTTGTAGTTTTACTGATACGAATTGTTCCATTAGGTTCATGGTGGGTTCGTTCTTTAATTTCAAACAATCCCCTATCCATACTACGCTGAGTTGACATATTCCAAGAGTCTCCTTTGCGGTTAATTAGAAATCCATTTTCACGTAACCAAATGAACAAACGATTCTGACCAATTTCCAGACCATTCTGACGGAGCAACTTAGCAAAATCTCCAATCAAAATAGATGTCTGACTAGCTGACACCGCATTAGCAAAGAGAACTTTTGGCTTGTCAGCTTCCATCTGCGCTTCCAGTTTATGGATTTTATTATCCGCAATTCTCAATGCCCTAGCCATAATCTTTTCAGGACTATTAAAGTCTTTCTCAACTTGAATAAAGTACTCGCGTACCTCATATCCTTTTGGAGTTTTAGACATCATAGCAAGATGTTCAGCCATCCGTAATGTCACCGCATAATCTTGAATTTCTCTAACTGCTCCATTATTTACAACCGTAGTTCCAACTACGCTTGTAAAATCCTCTCCTTCCTGAAACATTTTGAAATTTTGTTCCGCCCACTGACTAAAGCGAGTTTTAACTTCTAGTGTTTTGTGCAACTGTCTTGCAGAAACCACTGCATTATCATCTTTTAATTCAATCGTAATAAGTTGATTCATTTTATTTCTCCTTTTAATTCATTATTAATTTTTTGAGTATGTTCTTCGATTAAGTAATCCATACGATGCAGGATTAGATTCAGCAAGGAAAAGTGTTGTCCATGCCCTGCAATCAAATTATGGTAAGACCAGTAATCCTCAAAATTAGGCTTCTTGGCTAACCATTCATGTAAAATATCCAGACTTTCTCTAATCTCTGCAGTGTAGGATACTAGTTCTTCGTAACTATCTAAAAGTTCATTTTTTGCCATTATAAAAACTCCTTTGCGGTATGACAAAGAAGCTCTTTTCTGATATAATGATTTCAGAAAGAGTTTCTTTCGTGCGATAGCTTAGAACCACAGATTGGCGTTTGGGGGTTCTAGGCTATTTTTTGATTTCGTTGTAGACCTTTTCTAGTCCCAGCATTAAAATTTCTGTCTTCGTCTTTCCTGTTTGTTCAGCACAATACTCTAACATTGCTACTTCTTCATCAGTCATACGAAGTCTTGTATTATTTCTGCGAGGATTTTCACTTTTCGGTCTTCCGACTTTTGCTACCATGTCATCACCTCTTTTCTTGGTAACACAATTATTATATAACCGTGTTACCAAAAAGTCAAGAGGTTTTTTGAAAAAAATTAAAAATAAGAAAAGCACCTAACTTCAACTTCAGTTAAGTGCTTTTATTTAATCGGTTCACCCTTAGCATAAGCTTCTTTAGCCTCCGCAAGTGTCATTTTATTTGGACCGCCATCGGTATTTATAATACCTGTATTTTGCCAATGACAGACGTCACAGATATCATAGTCCATAACTTCAGTTCCACAAACAGGGCAATGAAGCCATAGATAACCATCAATCTCCCATGTCTTTTTTGAATTCTCCATCATAGTACTCCTTTCCTAAGTCTGGTTTAAACATCGTATTTATTTTATGTACTTTAGGATTTCCTAAAACATATACGTTGTTCTCAACATCATAACGAACTCGTCTATGTTCCGTCTGATAACCTAATATCTTGTCCGATGTCTGTTTTGATAACAAATCAGACGCCATTTTTTGGTATTCTTCAATGGTTATATCGCCAAATTCTTTTCCATGATCTTTGAAATGACCATTTAAAGATTTTTCAGTAGGGAACTTTGCTTTAGTCCATTTTATACGGTCTTTTAGTTCCTTGTATCCCTTAACATCATTATACTTCAAATCCTGAAATTTTGCCAGTGAAATAGGAGCGTTTTTAACTCCTAAAACATCAACTATTGTCTTATACTCCTGAATGTCTGCTTTGCGATTGTTATCACGCACATCAATATTTATTCTCTTACGATTTTCTAATTCATCTGAACTCTTATTGCTGATTTTTTTAGTCCAGACATTTTGAATTTTTCCACTTTTCGGATCATAGTCAACAGTACATCTACAATGTTGATGTCTTCTATAAACGTCCTTTGGAACTCTTGGATATTTATAACTCCCTTGAACTTCTTGACACCATTCACAACAATGAAAATAAGATTTTCTGACAATCTCCGGTTGTAAGCCAGCTTTATGATGAAGCTCCGCATTCTCACGAATGCTATCATCAATAATAGACTGTGTGAAGTTCACAATAGGTTCACCAAGCAACCAACTCACATCTTCAAAGTTCTCCTCATACGAAAAGCGATTAACAATGCCAGCGATTCGATCCCGATTCAATTCAGGAACTTGAACTTTCAGACCTATTTTCGCTTTATCATTCAAATTCTTCTGAACATCACTAGCGTAACCACTCACAATCTCATGATTCCGTCCTAGTACGTCCGTCAGCAAGCGCTGTGCGATATTGTAATACATTTTTCCGTCTGGTAGTTTGTCGGCGCTTAGAGAAGCTCCTAGAACCTTAGAAAGAATTTCGCCAATTTCAATCGCAAACTCATTTGCTGTTTTGTAGGTTGCTTTTTTTGCCTTCAATGTAGCAAAAGCATTTCTGACAATCTCACTCTTTCCAAAATCTCGTTCAAACCTCTCCTGAACCTCTTGCAAGATACCAGGTAAAACATCATTCTCCATTTGGACCACCCTCGTTTACCACTGGTTTAGCAGACATATCTCCAGCAATACCAGTAAGGTCACGAATTGTTTCTGCATTGATGTATCCAGGTAATGCCTGATTTAGCTTCACAACACCATCGCCAATCATAGTCATTGTATTCGCATCCGCTTCAAATAATGGTTCCCATTTGACTGTAGTTCTTACGAATTGACTTCTTGCATAATGAAAATCATCTCTCAAACAAGCAGCAACATAAGCCACATTTAGCAATCCAGCACCAAGTGACCGCTGAGCCTTTCGACCAGCAAGACGAAGATTCTCGTGACTTGCCTTGATAGCTTCCACAGACGATGGATTATCTGAAACAAAACCAAGGTCATCTAAGGTCAATCCCATTTCCCCAGCAAATCCAGCAGCAGCTGTTCTTAACTGTTCTGTAAATGGAGACATACTTGCTGTAGTAAATTGTCCAATACTTGGTTTCTCACCATTGTCACTAGCTGAAATCGTCAACAAACTCGAAACTGTTGCTTTCCACTTTTCTAACGGTTCAGCATCTGGATCTAGTCCGATAATGTATTTCTGTGGCCAAGAGTAGAATTCTGCCGTAATATCAGCTCGCTCTAAAGTCCGTTTAGCGTATTTCTGATAATACATTCCCGCTCTAGTAATTCGTGAGCGTCCAAAAGGACGAACAGCATCTGGACGATGAATAACAGGAACAAGCAACGGAATACCAGTTTCATTTACAACTGAATATGGAGTGCCATTTCTAGGAATAAAATGGGTTGCATTTGGTTCAAAATACGCTTCAAGCGTTGGTTGATTATAATCATCACGAGCTAGAACAGCATATCCTTCTAGTAACAAACCAGTAATAGGGTCAATAACTCCAGTAGCATTGCTAGCTTCAATAACTTGTAATCTCACTTCTTCATCTTCACCTTTAGAAATGTAGATGAAACTACAAGACCCTATTAATGCTGCCAAAATTGCACTATCAAAGAAAATATCAGGATTATTGCGATTGAAGATCTCCATGACTTCAAAATCATCATTTGCAAATTCTCTGAAAATCAAACGATCTGCAAGACTATCAACACCTTTTGTTGCCCATCCAAGTACAGATTTATATTTTACACGGATATGAGCAGGAATTGTGATTCCTAACGGTGATTCATGATGCTGCATCGCATAATGTTTATATCTCAGGTTAACTCTCCCCTGATAGAGAGTCAACTTTCTCCTGAGATAGTCAATTCCTCTTAGTTCCAAATCGTTCTCCTTTCTTGTGATGATTTGGCGCGAAAAAAAATGTACAGTGACGGCGTGAAGCCCTCGAGCGCCCAGTGGGAGGGGGATACCCCCCTATCCTCTGCTAGGACTTACTTCACACATATCTGTTATTTTTTCAAATTCTAAGTATTCAAAATTATTTTTGACATTTTTAAAAAATAATATAATTTTTCTTTTTTGGCTTCTTCAAGCTCTGTACTTTGTCCAGTCTCTAGATTGTGGCAAGTTCCTGTTGCCCACAACAGTAGCATTGGCTGATCTATCATCAGCGTAAAGCTTGTCAGACTTCTGTCTATTGCATTGCCAGTGGGCTAACTGCAGGTTCTGAATATCTGATGGATGACCATTTCTATTGATTGGAATGATGTGGTCAATTACAGGCGATAGAGGGTGTGGGTACTTTAGGGACTTATCAACAGGTAGGCCACAAATACCACAAGTATTACTTGTTTTTAGAATTACCTTCTTATTCTTTTCAAATGCGACTCGATGCGGTCCACTACGGTCTGCTCTTTCTTGGGGGGTATTCATATTGTGGGGGCCTTTCTTTTTTAGATAAAGGTGGGTATTTTAGTACCCTGGGTATATTTTTATTAGGGGGGTGTTTTCACCTCTTCAACACCCTTGTATATTTAACATATCTTATATTCTGTTAAATAAAATTAAATAACTTCAAAATCAAGAGTAACAAGGCTTCCACTATATTTTTCTAAAAACTAATTTACATTTTCTCATTATGTAAAATAGATAGGTTATTTAATAGTCAAATGATAGTATACTTTCATCTAATTCATCCTGACTATAACCGATATAACCAAGTGTGATGTCTGGTGTAGAGTGATTAAAAATCTTTTGCAGAATAGCTACATTACCATTCTTTTTGTAGTGATGATAACCAAAAGTCTTCCTCATCGAGTGAGTACCTATGTGGTTCAATCCTATATACTTAGCTGCATCCTGTAGTATTTGATATACTGCTACTCTTCCAATATGGGTGATACGGACACCATCCGTTCGTTTTTTCTTTTTACTTGGAAATAGATAATCGTACTCTGCTAAATGATTATCTTTTATGTATCTGTTTATCTCTTTTCTGAGAGGTGGGCTGATTGGGAAATATCTTATTTTTCCTGTTTTCTTTTCTTTTAGTTCGATTCTATCGTCAATCACTTGCTTAACTTGAAGAGGTACTATGTCGCTCACTCTAAGACCTGAATAGATCCCAAACATAAACAAAATATAGTTTCTATCACTTTTATTTCTCAAGTAATCTTTCATTCTTTCAATGTCGTCAAGTTCACGAATAGGTTCTACTTTTCTCAAAACATCACCTCCAAACTACAAGAAAAGGCAGGTTGTGCCTGCCTTCATAATTATTTCATAATATAATTTTAGCACACAAAATCATATATTTACTCCGAACTTACTCCAAATTTACTCCAAAAAAACTCCAAGAAAACTCCATTTTTTTATTCTAAGATTTCAATTTGTTCTCCATTTCGATAGAGCTCAGCAAATGCCATTAAAGCCTTATCTAAGATATCGTAATAAGAACTTTCTGAGATAGCTAAATCCATTGAGATTGTTTCGTCTTTCTTACAGTCCCACTGCAGATATTTCTCGTAAAGGATTCTACGATAGAGCGGATCATGTAATCCACTTACTGCTTGTTCAATTGCATCAAGTTCAAGTTCAGCATCAACTTTTCGAATTGCTAATTTCTCGACCTGGCTATTTCTGCTGAATGATTGAGAACGTGGCATAAATGAGTAGGTTGTTGTTACCTTCTGTCCATCTATGTCATTGGCTACTCTTCTCCATCTAAGATATCCTCTCAGAATTCTCTTGGCATTTTCTTTTGTTTTTGATTCATTAATATCAGGAAAGAAAGGCATCGTTCACCTCTTTTCTATGCCATGTAATATTTCTAAGTCTATTTAGTTTTTAAATAACTTTTCCATCAAATACTAATGTAATTGTACCTGTCCCGTCTTGGTGCTTAGATACTAACGCTTGACAATCTGAACCGAGCTCGACACCTTCAATCGTGATACTTCGTTTTATGTTGTTAACGTTGACGATTGCACCATTCGATGTTTTAATTCTCATTCTCCATCTCCTCAATCAACCAATCAAGGTTCTTTCTAGCTTTCTTCAAATCTTCAAGACCGTTCTTCTTTTGATGATGTAGTAAATACTTCAAGCTATTCCCTAAGTAAAATCCTTTCAATTGTTCAGGTGTCATGAAGTTTCTTAAAGCATCGATGGACTCCATTCCATACCGACCTTGGTAGTGATTTGGTTTGTTTACGTTGTCAATTATTTCTGGTTTCATAACCTCACCTCATCTCCAATTTTCAAAAAATCGTAGTTGTCTTGCGATACCACGAATGTGCCGTAGTTCTGTATTGTGATTGTGTGCAGATCGCCTATTTTTTCTTTGTGGACGACTCTGCCTTTGATTTCCGCGCCTTTATTATCTGCTTTGTAGACGACAATCGGGCGCTTTGCTTCTAATTTTTTAATGTGGATACTCTGCCAAATGTTCAATCCAGCAGACAATAATATCCATATTGCGATAAATCGTCTCAATTTTCATTCTCCTCCGCAGCATACTGCAACCATACAAGAGTTTCATATAAATCTCTTGCGTGTTTCTTGATACCGCTTAATTCATAATCGTATAATTCATCGGATTTTTTTAAAATATCAATTTTTAAATTTTCGATAGCTAGAATAAATTCTTTTACATCTTTCAATCTGTGACCTCCTCAAATCGCCCATCTATTTTTGGACTTATTTCTTTTAAAAATGGGGTTTTTCTTTTCTTTTTTCTTTTGCTTGTGATATTCGCTATCTTTGCTAAAAATAACATCTTCATCTTCAATAAGTTCAGGAATGAAGTGCCCAGATGGGTATCGTTCAGGTCGTTCCATCACTCCACCTCCTTGAAATCATCTTTTCTGATATCGACAACCTCTTCAAGATATTCCTTTGAACACCAGTCGTATTTAACGCATTGTCTAATAAATCTTTTTTTGTAAAAACAATGCTCTATGTATGCGATCGGGAATAGCAAAGCGATGAAAGGCGAACAAATGATTAAAAATAAATAAATAGCAATTCCACAAACTTTTGAGTCTGCAATATATTCATAAAAATCTACTAAATCTTTTATTTTTTTAAAATGCCTGATAAAAATAATATAGTTTTTTCTTTTCATTCCGTTACCTCATCTAACTCACCCTCCCAATCGCTAGCAGGGTGAACACATAATTCCGTTCCGTTGTAATAAACGAATTCCTTATCACCATAATTGTTTACCAAAACCCATCCTCTTATGGTTTTCACACCATCAAAAGACTTGTGTGTATACTTTGCAAATTTCATTCTCCCACCTCCTTCAACTGCTCTTTATACCTTTTCAGTTTCTTTTTCCAAAAATCACGTTCAGCAGCTCTCATGTGTGCCGCTGATTTCTGACTTGGTTTCTTCAGTTCTTCAATCTTTTCTTCTGCTACTTCGATTGAATGTTTTAAACCCTTGATTATATCTTGGTTAATTGTACTCATCCGAATACTCCTAGAATGGTAAATCATCATCAGATATATCCATAGGGTTAGTTTTTTCAAAACTTGCTGGCATCTGCTCTTCGATATTTGATTGGTTTGCAGAATTGTCTCGTTTTTCGAGTAGTTGGAAAGTCTCAGCAACAACTTCTGTCACATAGACACGTTGTCCTTGCTGATTTTCATAGCTTCGAGTTTGGATGCGACCTGTGATGCCTACAAGATTTCCTTTTTTGCACCATTCAGAAAGCAATTCAGCTGGTTTTCTCCAAATCATGCAATTGATGAAGTCGGCTTCACGTTCTCCGTTTGCTCCTTTGAAGTTCCGATTAACCGCCATATTGAAAGTTGCTACTGCGACATTTGAAGTTGTATATTTCAACTCTGGATCTCGTGTTAATCGCCCTACAAGGGTTACATTATTGATCATTATTTCAAATCCTCCTCTTTGACAAACACTCCATCGATCATCTTCCCTTTTCGGTCCTTGATGACTTCATAAGCTTCTTCTAAGCAACTTTCAGCTGTAGTTCCATTACAAAATGAAACCGTACTAACCACACTGTCAAGAAACATCAAATCAGCTTTGATTAAAGGAATTTGTGTTTCATTGTGACAGACATGAGCGTATAACTTCTGAGCGATGTTGCCTAGACTTGAGACCATCAGCAGCAATTCGAGTTCCTGTTGATTCGCTGAAATCTGAGCACCATTCTTAATCTGCTGTTCAAGTCCAATCAATACTACCTGAATGTCACCAAGTGCATCATAGATCAGTTCAGATTTATCCTTTGCGATACCTTCAAATAATTCTCCTG